GGAGTAACCAAAAATGACAGTTATAAAGATACACAACAGTCATATGGTTTTTGGATGATTCCGCCTGATATTGGAACACAAGTTCTTGTAATATTTGCAGAAGGAAATCCTAACCAATGCTTTTGGCTAGGGTGTGTGCATGACAGCTATATGAACTTTGCTGTTCCAGGAAATGCCGCAACATCATTTACTACTAAAACTGAACCTGAAAAAATGCAGGGAGCAAAGTTACCTGTATCTGAATATAACAAAGAAAATGAACCAGGAGTAGGCCAAGACCCAACTAGATTTTTAAAACCGTTCCAAGAAGAAATGACCAACGGGTTAATTGACCAAGGATTAATCTTTGACGAATTCCGCGGGATTACATCGTCAAGTGCAAGGAGAGAAGTACCAAGTGCAGTATTTGGATTTAACACACCCGGACCAATAGATAAAAGACCAGGTGCACCAAAAACAAGAGTTGGCACAAACGAATCATTTGTTGAAGTTCATAAATCACGACTAGGTGGAACGTCATTAGTAGCAGACGACGGTGACGATAAATTTTTAAGAAGAACAGAAGCAAAAGATGGTCCACCAGATTATGCAGACGTAATGCAACACGAGTTAGATGGCAAACCAACAATTCCACATAACGAATTATTTCGTGTGCGTACAAGAACAGGACATCAAATACTTTTACATAATTCAGAAGATTTAATTTACATAGCTAATTCTAGAGGAACTGCTTGGGTAGAATTAACTAGTGATGGCAAAATTGACATTTATGCTGAAGATAGTATTAGTATGCATAGTAAAAATGATTTCAACTTTACAGCAAATCGTAACATTACTATTGAAGCAGGTGCAAATCTATACTTAAAAGCAAGTGGCGATCATGATCAAACTTCTAAATCAGCAGTTGGCAAAATACAAATAGAATCTTCTGCAGATACTAATATTTTAATCGGAGCCAATGGTAAAATTACAACATCAACTAACTTTGATCTAAACACAGGTAGTGCAAACAAATTTACAGCAGGTACAACTACTGATATACTCAGTGGAGGAAATCATACAGAAACAGCGGCAATAATCCATATGAATGGTCCAGCCGCTGGAGAAGCCGCTAAAGTTAGTGCGTTGAATACCCACATAGTTCCGGGCGAAACGTTTGGAGTATTAACTCAAAGAGTTCCGCAACACGAACCATGGCCGTGGCACGAAAACTTAAATCCGGTAGCACACCGACCGTTTGCTACAGATAGAGACAATAATTTTACAACTAAAAATGATGAACCAACCCCAAGATTACCAGATGCCTTTACAAAAGCAAGTAAAGCTGGCGATTAAAACTTAAGGTAAATAGTGTTATGGCAAGTGAATTATATAAAAATGTAACAGTTAATACAGTAAAAAGTCCTGCAAATCCTACAACCACTAATCGTGCTTATAGAGGCCTTAGTACTGTTAATCCAGAGAACAACAGTAAAACGTTGTATGACATTGGACTGATTAAACAAGATTTACTTAATCACTTCCATATACGCCAAGGCGAAAAATTAGAAAATCCCGAGTTTGGAACAATCATTTGGGACGCATTGTTTGAACCGCTAACACCATCAATGGAAGAAGCAATAGCTGAAAACGTTAAAAGGATAGTAAATTCGGACCCAAGAGTCATTGTAAATCAAATTGTCATTGACACATACGAAAGTGGTATTATTATAGACTGCGAATTGACATATTTGCCTTATAATATCAGTGAAAAAATGCGTTTGACATTTGACGAAAACGCGGGAGTGAATTAAGTACATACTTAACACAATACAATAAATACTACTATACTAAGGAAAGCAAATAAATGGCGGCAACAGATAGACAAAATAGGTTATTAATAGCAGAAGATTGGGCCAAGGTGTATCAGTCTTTCCGTAATGCTGAGTTCAAATCATATGATTTTGACAACTTACGCAGAACAATGATTAACTACCTTAGAGAAAATTATCCTGAGGACTTTAATGATTACATTGAATCAAGCGAATACCTAGCACTAATTGACCTAATTGCTTTCTTAGGACAAAACCTTGCTTTTAGAGTAGACTTAAATTCAAGAGAAAACTTTTTAGAACTTGCATCACGTAGAGAAAGTATTCTACGTTTAGCACGTTTACTTTCTTACAATCCTAAACGTAACAAAGCGGCCAACGGATTGCTTAAATTAGAAACTGTATCAACATCAGAAGACATTGTTGATAGTAACGGATCAAATTTATCTAACCAATCAATTATTTGGAACGACCCTAGTAACTCTAATTGGAGAGAACAGTTTGAAAGAGTGTTAAACGCCGCTCTACCAGTAAATTCGCAGATTGGCAAACCAATTAAAAAAGATAGTGTTGAAGGCGTTCCAACAGATCAATACAGATTTAATGCATCAAACACTGATGTACCGGTTTATACTTTTAGTAAAAATGTTGATGGTAGAAGTCTACAGTTTCAACTTGTTAGTACAGATGTTAATAACGGAGTTATTTCTGAAGAAGCACCGTTTCCAGGAAACAGTTTAGGATTTCTTTATAGAGATGACGGCAGAGGTCCAGGATCAACTAACTCAGGATTTTTTGCACACTTCCGTCAAGGTACACTTGATAGCGGAACGTTTAATATTGATACTCCAAGTACTAACCAAACAGTAAGTATTGAAGCAACAAATGTTAACAATGACGATGTTTGGTTGTACAAGTTAAACTCAATTGGAGCAGAGGACGTATTGTGGACAAAAGTTGATGCTGTTGAAGGTAACAATATTGTTTATAATAGTACAAGAAAAGATCAAAGAAACATTTATGCTGTGTTAACAAAAACACAAGACTCAATTGACATGATCTTTAGTGACGGAACATTTGGTAACCTTCCTAAAGGCTCGTTTAAAGCCTTTTACAGAACTAGTGCAAATGACAGTTTTAATATTGTTCCAAAAGACTTAACAAATATTTCTGTAACAGTTCCTTATATTGCAAAATCAGGAAATGATGCAACATTGAATTTAGTATTTTCTTTAAAATACACAGTTGACAACTCAAGCATAAGTGAGTCAAATGCAAGTATTAGAGCAAATGCTCCTTCTACATATTATACACAGAATCGTATGGTAACAGGAGAAGACTATCAAGTAGCACCATTAGGAATTAGCCAAGAAATTATTAAAGTGAAAACTGTTAATAGATCTGCAAGTGGTATTAGTAGATATTACGATCTTTTAGATTCTACAGGAAAATATTCAAATACTAGTTTGTTTGGAACAGATGGATTATTATATAAAGAATTAATTAACAGTAAAGAAGTGTTTACGTTTAGTACTAGAACTGACGTTGAAGGAACTATTGAAAATGTAGTTACTCCAATACTATCAAAAAATTCAGTTATTAATTATTATCTAGATAATTTTCCAAAGGTTTTAGTTGCTGATTTACAAGCAAGTTGGTCGCAAGTTTCAAATGCAACAAATTACAGTACAGGCCAGTTTTTAGATTCAGTTGGCTCTACATATCAAGTTGGATCATTTACAGGTAGTGGATTACGTTTTATTGAATCAGGAAGTTTAGTTAAATTTGTTGCACCAACAGGACAGTATTTTGCTAAAGATGGAACATTAGGAACCGGCAATGTTTTACCGGCAGGGACAAAGCGTTACATATGGACTAAGGTAGTGAGTGTGTTTGGTGATGGAAGATCTAATCAAACTGACGGTAGCGGCCCTATTGTGTTTAATGATGTTATTCCAACAGGAGCAATACTTAACGAAATTAGACCAAAGTTTAGTAAAGCACTTGTTGCTGATGTAAAAACTCAATTAATTGACCAAGTATTTGCATACAAAACATTTGGTTTAAGATACGATACTAATCTAAGACAATGGCGTTTAATTACAGAAAATAACTTAGACATTACAAGTAACTTTAGTACAGGTAAAACTGGTGATATTACTAACCAACAGTTAGATGCAAGTTGGTTACTATTATTTGAAACAGACGGATCGCAGTATACTATTAGTTATAGAGGGCTAAGATATATTTTTGAAAGCAACGAAGAAATTAAATTCTTCTATGACAGCGAACAAAAAATTTACGATAACAAGACAGGACAAATTGTTAAAGATAAAATTTCAGTGTTATCAATTAATACCACACCAGATGGCGTAACACCATTTACTATTGATTATCCTTGGCAAATTACAAAAGAATACAGAGACCCTGAAGGATATATTGACAGTAAAAAAGTTGAAGTAGGATTTTACGACACAGATGATGATTCAGTAGTTGATGATCCTGATACATTTAATGAATTAATTGCACCAACTGTTAATGTTAATTCAAAGTTTGTTTTCTTAAAGAAATACGTTACATCAGACAACATTGAAGATTTTAAATATGTTGACAATGACATTGAAAATATTAGCGTAGTAACTAATGATAGTTTTATTCAAACTTCAGGAATGCCAAACGGTAAAGTATTTTATGTTGCAAACACAGACGTATTTAAAGTGTACAACAATGTTACAGGACTATTAACACAAACTACTGATTATAAAGCATTTACAGGTCGTGATAAATTAAAATTCCATTACGTTCATACAGCAGATGATGACGCTCGTATTGATCCAAGTAGTACTAATATCAACGATTGCTATTTGTTAACAAAAACATATGACACAGCATTTAGGCAGTATTTAAATGGCGTAACAGCAACTTTACCACTGCCTCCAAGTAGTGATAACTTGTTTAACAGCTATGGTGGAGAAATTAATAAAATCAAGTCAATTAGTGACGAAGTGATTTATCATCCGGTTAAGTACAAAGTACTGTTTGGAACAAAAGCAGAATCAAATATGCAGGCTACATTTAAGATTGTAAAAAACCCAGAACAAGTTGTTAATGACAACGATATTAAATCAAAAGTTATTACTGCAATTAATCAATTTTTTGCATTAGAAAATTGGGACTTTGGTGATACATTTTACTTTACAGAATTAAGCACATACGTGATGAATCAAGTGTCTCCAGACTTAGTAAGTTTAATTATTGTTCCTAAACAATCGTCACAGACATTTGGTAGTTTGTTTGAAATACGCGGTGAAGCAAATGAAATTTTTATTAGTGGAGCAACAGTTGACGATGTACAAGTTATTGACGCAATCACTGCCAGTAGAATACAAGCGACAGGAAATGTTGTAACAGCAACAAATTCTAACACTACTAACGGAATTACAAGTGGCACTACGTATAGTAGTACATCTTATTAAGGGGATAAGCTAAATGGCTTTTAACGACAATCAATCTGATAATGCTCTTCCAGTAGGAGCCAATCAGAATAAGAGAGCTAGTGTTGACCACTTACCTAAGTATTTTAGAACCGAATCAAATAAAAAGTTTCTTAGTGCTACACTTGATCAACTTTTAAATCCAGGAGTTGCTGAAAAGATTTCAGCATACTATGGAAGACGTATTGCAAAAGCTAGAATTGCTTCTGATAATTATGTATCAGATACATCAACTGATAGAGAAAATTATCAATTTGAACCTGCAACACTTATTCAAGACGAATTAGGTAATGTTAATTTTTACAAAGATTATAACGATTTTAAAAATCAAATTAAAGCATTTAACGGCACAGTTGATAATGATAGTGTTTTAAATAAACAAGAATATTATGCTTGGAACCCACACATTAATTGGGACAAGTTTACTAACTACAGAGAATACTATTGGTTACCAAACGGACCAATCGGCATTGGCATCGTTGGCCAAGTTAAAGATATTACTAGTACGTTTACTGTTACTAGCCAAGATAATATTGATAACACAGCATATGTATTTTCGCCAGACGGCAAGACACAAAATCCTTCATTAAAATTATATAGAGGACAAACTTACACGTTCGAAATTAATACTCCTGGAATGCCTTTAACATTTAGAACTGCAAGAAGTTTAGATGCTGAAGTATTGTATACTACAGGTATTGATGATAGTACACAAACAACTGACGTTGGTACTGTTACTTTTGAAGTAGACATAAATGCTCCAGACACGCTGTATTATATTAATGGTAACGATATTAATACTAGTGGATTAATTAAGATTTATGATATTGAAGATAACAGTTCAATAGACGTTGAATCCGAAATACTTGGTAAAAAAGAATATGTAATGTCTAATGGGTATTCGTTATCCAATGGAATGAAAGTATACTTCCAAGGCGAAGTAACACCTGCAAAATATGCACAAGGCGAGTGGTATGTTGAAGGTGTTGGAGACAAAATTAAATTAGTTTCAGAAGCGAATGTACAAATTCCTGGAACATATGCTACAGATAAACCAGTACCATTTGATTCAGAAAATTTTGATAGAGTTCCTTTTAGTAATGCAAACAGTTATGCAGGAACAAAAGATTACGTTTGTATGAATAGATCAAGTCGTGATTTAAATCCGTGGGCAAGATACAATAGATGGACACATAAAACTGTAATAGAAACTACAGCAACTATCAATGGCATTGTTCCAGAAATTGATCAAACAAATAGAGCCAAACGTCCTATTATTGAATTTAATGAAAATATTAAATTACATGAATTTGGTACAGAAGCAAAAGAAAATGTAGATTTAATTGATACATTTACAACTGACGTCTTTAGTACTATTGAAGGTTCGTTAGGTTATAACATTGACGGTGTTGAAATTGCAGACGGAATGCGTTTGCTATTTACAGCTGATACAGATTCGTTTGTTAAAAATAAAATTTTTAAAGTAAAATTTATTACTCATAATAATGTTAGACAAATTAGTTTAATTAGAGTAGATGATACTGACCCATTACTAAACGAAGTAGTGTTAGTTGAAGCTGGTAATGTTAACAAAGGTAAAATGTGGTACTACAACGGAACTAAATGGTGTATTGGCCAAGAAAAAACAGCCACTAACCAAACTCCAATGTTTGATTTGTATGATAGTGTTGGATATAGTTTTTCTGATACTTTGTATTATCCAAGTTCAACGTTTGTAGGTAATAAACTTTTTAGCTATAAACAAGGTACAGGTACAAATGATGTTGAATTAGGATTTCCGTTAAGCTATAGAGCTTTAGAAAATACTGGCGACATTGAATTTAATTTCAACTTATTAAACACTTTTCATACATACCAAAAAAATAATGCAGTAGTAAATGTAAAATCAGACAGCGGCACATTGCGTCAATATACTGATAGAGAAACATTTACATATGTAAGTGGCTGGACCAAAGGCAATGCAGAAAGTAAACAGTTAGTTAATAGACAATATATTGTAAGTACTCAACTTAATGATTTTGCTATTGATGTTTATGATCGTAGTGGAGACTTAAACGATCTTTGGACTAGAGTTTATGTTAATGATAAGCGTAAAACAGAAAATACAGATTATACTATTAATAGAATTAACGGTGTAGCATATGTTACATTTGTTAACGACCTTGTTGAAGATGATACACTATTAATTAAAACTGATAGTGCTACAAATAAAAATGCTAATGGTAGTTACGAATTTCCAATTAACTATGAACATAATCCTAAAAATGAAAATATTGATTCGTTTACATTAGGTGAAGTAAACGACCATGTTGAAAGTATCACTGATTTTAGAGATGATTGGGCTGGATCTTTTCCAGGAACAAGTAATCTAAGAGACTTAGGAAACTTATCAGCATATGGTACTAGATTTACACAACATAGTGGATTAGCTAATCTTGCAGTATACCATCTAACAGATAAAACTGCAAATATTATTAAAGCACTCAAGTATGCTAGAAGTGAATACGGAAAATTTAGAAGAACTTTTTTACAAGTTGCTGAAAACTTAGGGTTTGACGGTCAAACTAGAATACATTTTGATAAAGTAATACAAGAACTTAATCGTAATAAAACAAATGATATGCCGTTTTATTTTAGCGATATGATCGGACATGGAGTTAGTAATGTAATTACACATACAGTTACTAATGCTTCACAGGATTATTATAGTTTATCAGCAGAGTTTAGTTTATCTAAATTATCAAATCAAGCAGTAAGTGTATATCGTAATGATGTATTGTTAGTACAAGGACAAGATTATATCTTTGAAACAGGATTTGAAGGCTTTGTAAAATTTTTAGCAGATAATACTATAAATGATATTATTACAATATACGAATACGAAAATACAGATGGATCATATATTCCTGAAACTCCAACTAAGTTAGGATTATATCCTGCGTACATTCCTGTTAAGTTTGTAGACAACACATATGGTGTTGATCAAAACGTAATTAGAGGACACGACGGAAGTATATTTGTAGCTTATGACGACTTTAGAGATGATTTATTACTTGAATTAGAAACAAGAATTTATAATAACTTAAAAGTAAAATACGATCCAACATTATTTGATATACATGACTTTGTTGGAGGATCATTTAGAGATACTTCTATTCCTAAATGGGCTCTTGATAAAGGAATGATTGCAGAATTTATTGATTGGTTGTCAGTTATAGGTAATGTAGATTACACAGATTATTCTTTTTATGAACCAACTAATACTTTTACATACAACTATAGTGCAACAAATAATGGTGCCGGAACAAAGAACTTAGGATACTGGAGAGCAGTTTACAAACAAGCGTTTGACACAGACCGCCCGCATACACATCCTTGGGAAATGTTAGGATATAGTGTAAAACCAACTTGGTGGGAAACACAATACGGTGCGGCTCCTTATACTAGCGAAAACATATTGTTATGGCAAGACCTTGAAGATGGAATTGCAAGAGAGCCAGGAGCTCCAGCAAAGTATTTGAAAAAATATAAAAGACCTAATCTTACAAAATGGATACCAGTTGATGATGCAGGACAACTACTAAGCCCGGTTGATTCTAACTATGCCCAAGAATTTGTATTAGGTAATACTAAGAACCCATTTAAATTTGGTGACGAAGGTCCAACAGAGTCAGCTTGGAGGAAAAGTAGCGAATATCCTTTTGCATTATTAATTTCCTTAATCTTAAATCAGCCTAGTAAAGTATTAGGGCTTGGATGGGATAGAAGTAGAATCATTAGAGATAGTTCTGGTACTATTGTTTATAGTACAACAGGAAAACGTTTAAGATTAGAAGATTTAGTATTTCCTAATACTACTAATGACGAAACCCGAGTAAACACATGTGGACTAGTAAACTTAATTGCAAACTATTTGAATAGTAAAGACATCAATGTGTATTCCAATTATCAAGCAAATGTAAAAGCTATTGACAATAAATTAGGAATTAAAATTGGCGGCTTCACTGAGAAAAGTAAATTTAAATTAATACTTGATTCAAGAACACCGTACAATGAAGGTAATGTTTTTGTACCAGAAGAAAATTATCAAATTTTCTTAAACACAAGTTCTGTTACTGAGCTTGTATCGTATAGTGGTGTAATTATTGAAAAGAAACCTGAAGGGTTTGTTCTTAGAGGATACGATAAAGTTAATCCATACTTTAAATGGTTTACGCCAACTCCAAAAGCAGACGATCCTGTTGTTACAGTAGGTGGAATAAGTGAAGACTTTGTAATATGGTCTGAAAACCAACGATATACTGACGGAGCAATAATTCAGTTTAATAATGAATTTTATGTTGCCAAAGGTGATCATATAACAGATACAACATTTGAGCAATCAAATTATCAAAAGCTAGTAACTCTTCCAGTTAAGGGCGGCCGTAGTGCATTCTTTAGACGTAACTTTAATACTGAATTAATTAGAGAACCAGCTGAACTTGCATACGGTACTATGTATAGAACAATCCAAGAAGTAGTTGACTTTTTATTAGGATATGGCAAGTATTTAGAAAGCCGCGGGTTTAGTTTTAATAAGTTTAACGAATCAATTGGAGATGTAGAAAACTGGAGAGTAAGTGCTAAAGAATTTTTATTCTGGACAACGCAAGGTTGGGCCAATGATAGTGTTATTACTTTAAGTCCTGGTGCAAACGAATTAAAGTTTTCTAGAGAATATAATGTAGTAGACAATATTTTTGATACATTTTATGATTATAGCTTATTAAAAGCTGATGGTAAAAAATTAATTCCTGAATATGCAAGAGTTGCTAGAGATAAAGATAACGAGTTTACTTTACAAACTAGAAATACTGCTGATGGAATCTATAATGTTAGTATTCCGCTAGTACAAAAAGAGCATGTAGTGATACTTGATAATACAACAGTATTTAAAGATGTAATTTATGATCAAGCACCTGGCTATCGACAAGCAAGATTAAAAGTTATGGGATATCGAACTGATGCCTGGACAGGCGGATTTAATATTCCAGGATTTATTTATGATAGTGCTAAGACTACAGTTTGGGAACCATGGACAGATTATGCTGTTGCTGATACTGTCAAGTATAAAGAATTCTATTATGTTGCAAAGGTAAAAATCCCAGGAACTAATGTGTTTAATAATACTGAATGGGAAAAATTAGAAGTACGTCCTGAAGCAGGATTAAAAGCAAACTTGGATTATAAAGCAAAACAGTTTGGTGATTTTTATGATCTTGATACAGATAATTTTGATAGTGAACAACAGAAATTAGCACAACACTTAATTGGATATCAAAAGCGTAAGTATTTAGAAAATATTATTAATGACGATGTTAGTCAATATAAGTTTTATCAAGGCTTTATTCAAGATAAAGGTACAAAAAATAGCTTAACTAAATTGTTTGATGCATTGTCTAATACAGATGCAGATAGCTTAGACTTTTATGAAGAATGGGCATTTAGATTAGGCCAGTATGGGTCGTCAACAGCGTTTGACGAAGTTGAATTTACTTTAGATGAATCACAATTTAGATTAAGTCCTCAACCAGTTGAATTAGTAGATACAATTTCAGGTAACGAAACTGATCTAATTTATAGAATTCGACCATTTGAAACTTATTTAAAACCATTAGGCTATAATCATAAACCGTTTCCAACTAACGACATTCAACAAAACTTATTACCAACAGCAGGTTATGTTAACCCTGAAGATGTAACATTGTCTATAGCAACCTATGACGATTTATTAACACAGTCAATAACTGCACTTAATGTTGGAGATTATGTTTGGATTGGAAAAAGAGGAATTGAATGGGACGTTTTAAAATATATTAGAACTAATGACAGAGTTTTAGCTGTCCAAACATCATCAGTAACTGGAGTAGAAGAATTAGTCTTAACACTTAGTAGGCAGTCAAAATACACAGTTGACGAAATTGTCGGTGTAGTTGATGTTGCTGGAGCAGAAAAATTCTATAGAGTCAAACGTAACGAACTTGATACTTTAATTTGTTATCCAAACGGCGAAACTGAAGATGCTGAACTTGTTAATGGTTTTGTTACTAAGTTTAATTCTAATAGAACAGCTGGGTTTGATACTGCAAATTTATTACTATCAGACTATAACAATGATTTAAAAGTTGGCGAAACTATTTGGATTGATAAAGATATTGACAATAACTGGCTAGTATTAAAAAATGATCCAGTACATGTACAACAACAAACAATATCAAATGTTAAAACTAGTGATTCAAGTGTAGAGTTTGGAAAAGTAATTGCCGCTGACAGTAGAAATACAACACTTGCAATAGCAACACCAGGAAATAATGAAGTATACTTATTTGGCAGAACTACAGATACAGTTGACTTCAATCATTTACAAACTATTGAAGCTCCTGGATCGCTTTATTATGCCGGCAACGGTAACTTTGGTAAGTCAGTCGCTATATCCGAAGATGGTGAATTTTTAATAATTGGAGCACCTCAAGCAAGTAATGTTAAAACATTATACAAAGGTCCGTTTTCAAATAGTGAAAATTATACAGCAGGCGACATTGTGTCCTACCAACAAGGAATATGGAAGGCAAACTACGATATTTCTGCGGCATCAGGCGCATTTAGTTTTAACAGTTATTATGCATCACATGATGTTGCAGTACCAACTTTTAAAGACGGAGCATATCCAGAGACTGTATATGCAATCCGCGGCCGCTATAGCTTTGACGGTGCAACAGATCATATTTTAGTTAGAGCACCACTTAATCAATATACAGGATCATTGGCAGGCGATAAAATTAGTTTACAATGGAATCAATATTCTCAAAATTATCCAACTGGCATTTTACCATTTGGCGTTAACGGACCAGGTGTTGCAAGTTTTGAAGGACTCAAACCTATTGCATCTAAAATTGACGCAATTCTGTTTGTTGAAAATATATTAAGAATACCAGCAGTAGGAGACATTGTGTCAACTGATACTGCTATTGGTACAGTACAAGATATTATTATAAGCAATGTTAGTTCAGCAATGCTTTATATGACTGATGTTAATGGTGAGTTTGAGTCATCAGGAACCTTAATAACAAATAGTGTTAGTATGGGAACATATGAAGCTGTTGAATTTACTAATCCTAGTTCGGCATTTGGCGGCTGGTGGAGAATTGACGGCATTTCTAGTTTTACAACTACAGAAAAAGAAATTACAATTCCAAATATCGTTATTGGTGATATTGTACTAGCATCAGAAAGTCGTTCAGCAGAGATTACAGCAAATACAATGGATGATGTTTATGCATTTAACCAAGATTTAGGAAATCCAACTAGAGGCGGAAAAATAGGAATACTAAGCCATTACGATAAACTTGGACTTCCTGTTACAGAGCCGTATTGGTTTATTAGATCTCCTAAAACTATTACAGATGGACTTAATGTAGCTGACACATTCCAAATGTCCATAAATCAAATTAAAGATAGTTTGAACACAATTTATGATCCGTCAGTATTAGGACTATCGGTTAATTATTTAAATCAACCACACGTTGTTTATGATTTATGGGACGGATACATTGATATTACGTTTACTAATTTTACACCTCCTCCGGTGCAAGTACCATACGTGCCTGTTGAAGGAGATATAGTAACAGAACCGTTTACTGGTGCTTATGCAGAAGTAGTGTATGTACAAGAATCATTACTTGGTGCAAGAGTATTTGTTAAAAATTTAACAGGCACATTTAGTTACGGCAATCTACATGGTGCTACGGGTGATTTATATATTAGTAACTGGCAAGGACAAGGGTTCAACAGATTAACAGGAAGAATGGAATCAACTGATTTAACAACCAGTTATTCAGGAAAGTATATTATTGTTAGAAATAACGACAGTACATTACTACAAGTACAAAGTCCGTCATTTAAAAATGAAATTGAGTTCCAGTTTTATAAACAACAAACAATACTTGGCGCATCTCGTCCTGCAAATATTCCATCTCCGCTTAACAAAGAATATACACAAATACTTAATATACCAATTGATCCAGCAGACGGAATTGCAAGTTCATACAGCAATGAAGGAGCATACTTTGTTTATAATAAAACAGGTAGCGGAGAGTATAGCTTACAACGTGGATATACAAATTTACTAAGAGGCGATAATAAAAACTTAGGTACACAACTTGAAGTAACTAAACACAATAATTTATATACATTATTTGTAAGTGCTCCAGGTGACGGAACAGGTTCAAATCCAGGAAGAATACATTTTATTAAAAACGGATCTGACGAACTTGGTGAATATGAATGGCAAGTTACACGTGATCCTTTATATAAAGGAGTATT